ATGTGGAGAGCGCGTTTTTCATCTTCGACGAGCAGAGAGTAGTGGGGTCGGGCATATGGGTGAAAGCGTTTCTCAAGATAACTCAGAAGAACCAGTGGATCCTCCTGAGTGCGACTCCTGGAGACACCTGGCTGGACTATGTACCTGTGTTCATCGCGAACGGCTTCTACAAGAACAGAACGGAGTTCTTGAGAGAGCACGTGGTCTTCTCCAGGTTTACGAAATACCCGAAAGTAGAGAGGTTTACTGGAACACAGAAACTAGCATGGCTACTCTCAAGAATCCTTGTGGAGATGCAATACCAGAAAAAGACAGACCGGCGTGAGATAGATGTCTTTGCCGATTACGACAAGGAACTTTTCGATGTGGTGTGGAAGAGACGCTGGAACTATCTTGAAGAGCGGCCGATTCGTCATGTGTCGGAACTGTTCAGCCTTGCAAGACGGGTAGTGAACTCACATCCTTCAAGGATTCAGGCAATCAGGGACCTCTTGATCGAGCATCCCAAGATGATTATCTTCTACAACTTCGATTACGAACTGGAGATTCTGAGAACTCTTGATGTAGTGAAGGCGGAATGGAACGGTCATAAGCATGAAGAGATACCAGACGGAGATGAGTGGATATACCTTGTACAGTATGCCGCAGGAGCGGAAGGATGGAACTGCATAGTCACTGACAGTATGGTTTTCTACTCTCTGACGTATTCTTTCAGGGCCATGGAACAAGCAAAAGGCAGGATCGACAGACTGAATACGCCATTTACGGAGTTGAAATACTTTACACTCCTGGCTCAAAATGTCATCGATCGGGCCGTCAAAAATGCACAGGAAGAAAAGAGGAATTTCAACGAAAATAAGTTCATGAAAAAGTGATGATAAAAACTGCACACTGGGATAGTTTTGAGACAGTGATTTCTTGATATAATTGCAGCTCAGAGCATCCTTGTGACAAATGTGTAACTTTTTTTATTATAGTAGTAGTAGTAGTAGTAGTAGTATATAGGGGGGAACGCAGGGGACGCACAGCGTACAGCATAAAGGTTGACCAAAAAAATACACACTTTTGCACACTTGGCGAAATGTCCAACTCGGCGTAAAAACATGGACTATAATAGAAGGAACAGAGAACGCATGCTCTTGTAGCGGCATTCCTCTGTTTTTTCTTTTGCTGATCACCCGTCTCGAGGGTGGTAAACGTGCGGGCCGTCTGGGTTTGGATTCGCGGGGGTCCTTGGGGCTCAGGCGGCCTGCACTCCATGTCGCTTAAGAGAGGAAGCGATGACTGGGAAAGAAAGCAGGTTCCAGGCATACATCATCCGAAGACTCAGAAGGATGTTTCCTGGATGCATGATTCTCATGAACGACCCTAACTACCTTCAAGGCGTTCCTGACTTGCTGCTGTTGTGGAGGAACCACTGGGCAGCTCTCGAATGCAAGGCTAGCGTCAAAGCTAAGGTCCAGCCAAATCAGGAGAACTATGTGGATTTGATGGATGCTATGTCTTTCGCAGCGTTCATCCATCCAGACAACGAGGAACAAGTTCTCCATGATCTTCAATACACATTTGAATCTCGTGGGCCAGCACGCATTTCTGAGCGCCAGCAAGTATCACTGGATAAACTACGATACCGACAAATTGGCAGAGTCGTACAACAACGCACAGGCAGCTAAGAGAGGCACTGAACTTCACGCCTTTGCACACAATGCCATCAGACTCGGTGTCAAGCTTCCACGATCCAGTAAGACGCTTAACATGTATGTGAACGATGCAATTGGCTATCGCATGACTACCGAGCAAGTACTGTTCTATTCAGTGAATTGCTACGGTACCAGTGATGCTGTATCCTTTGCAAGAAACGTTCTGCGAATCCACGATCTCAAAACTGGCATTATTTCAGGATCGATGCATCAGCTAGAGATCTACGCGGCTTTGTTCTGTCTTGAGTATGCATTCAAGCCGGGAGAGCTTGAGATGGAACTGCGTATCTACCAGAATGATGTAGTAGAGATCAGCCATCCTGGCGTAGATGTGATCGCTCATATCATGAGTAAGATCATAGTTTTCGACCAGCACATCGAGAACCTCAAGATGGGGGGATAGCTTGATAACAGTTGACGAACTGTTGCACTACGGCATTCTTCGCCGGTCTGGCCGCTATCCTTGGGGATCTGGCGGAACAGTTCAGGAGAGAAGCCGTGGATTCCTTGGCAATGTCGACAGTCTCAGAGAACAAGGCCTGTCTGAAGTAGAGATAGCCAAGTTCTTCGGGACAACGACAACAGCACTGAGAGCTGCTCGTGCCATAGCGAAGAACGAAGTTCATGCTTCGAATGCAACGCAAGCTCTACGGCTCAAAGACAAAGGCCTGTCCAATGTGGCAATCGGGCAGAGGATGGGCGTCAATGAGTCGACTGTCAGATCGCTTCTCAATCCAGCGCTTTCCCAGAAGCGCGATATTCTGGTCACTACTGCTGATCTTCTTCAGAGCAAAGTAGATTCTGGCGGCTTCCTGGATATAGGAACTGGCACTGAGAATCATCTGGGAATCAGTTCCACCAAGCTCTCGACAGCAGTAGCCATGCTCCGGGAAAAGGGTTACGAAGTTCACAACGTTCAGGTCGATCAGCTTGGTACTGGTAAGAAGACGACGATCAAGGTTCTTGCTGCACCAGGCACCAAGTATGTGGACATCGTCAGGAATCCAGGCCAGATCAAGACTGTTGCCGCATACAGCGAAGACGGTGGCCTGAGCTACACGAAAATTAAGCCCCCCGTCAATATAAATTCGAAGCGTATCGACATACGGTATGCTGAAGACGGTGGAGCAAATGCAGATGGTGTTATCTTCGTTCGTCCTGGCGTTGATGACATATCACTAGGTTCTTCTCGCTATGCACAAGTACGAATCGCTGTGGATGGCACGCATTACCTCAAAGGCATGGCAATGTACAAGGACGACTTGCCTGCCGGCGTAGATCTTCAGTTCAATACGAACAAGAGTAGTACTGGCAATAAGCTTGACGCCATGAAGGCACAGAAGGACGAAGAGAATCCTTTCGGTTCTACTGTGAGGCAGAAGACCTACATAGGCAAAGATGGTAAAGAACGTCTTTCCCCTATGAACATAGTCAATGAGGAAGGTGACTGGAAAGACTGGTCTCGAAGTCTGTCTAGTCAAGTACTGTCAAAGCAGAGTACTGTTCTGGCGCAACGTCAGCTTAATCTCGCGCTAGCTTCTCGTCAAGATGAGCTTAGTGAGATTATGCGCCTGACAAATCCAGTAGTTAAAAGGAAGCTTCTGGAGTCCTATGCAGACAGTGCTGATTACGCATCAGTCCATCTCAAGGCTGCTGCTCTTCCTCGTCAGGGAACTCATGTAATTCTTCCCATCGACTCCCTGAAAGAAGGCGAAGTTTATGCGCCTAATTACAGGAACGGTGAAAAGGTTGCACTAATCCGCTTTCCTCATGGCGGAACATTCGAGATCCCGGAAGTCACTGTTAACAACAAGCACGCAGTGGCCAGAGCAACTCTCGGTAATGCTCTTGACGCAATAGGCATCCATCCCAAGGTTGCTGAACGATTGTCAGGAGCAGACTTTGATGGGGACACAGTTCTCGTTATACCGAATACGAGACGCGAAGTTAAGACGTCGTCTCCACTTAAGGGTCTGCAGAACTTCGATCCTAAGCAGTCCTATCCTGCATACCCAGGAATGAAGGTGATGTCGCCTAGATCTAAGCAGCAGCAAATGGGCGACGTCTCGAATCTGATTACAGACATGACCATTAAGGGCGCCAAGCCTGACGAGCTTGCTCGAGCAGTTCGTCATTCTATGGTTGTGATTGACGCTGAGAAGCACAGTCTCAACTACAGGCAGTCCTATGTGGATAACGGAGTAGCAGCACTCAAGGAGAAGTATCAGGGTCGTGGCAGTACTGGTCGTCTAGCAGGGGCGTCGACCATCGTCTCTAAGGCTAGCTCAGAGATTCGTGTTCCAGAACGAAAGCTCAGGCCTGCGTCTAGAGGCGGACCTGTCGACGTTAAGACTGGTGCTAAGGTCTATGAGAGAACAGGCGAAACGTATGTAGACAGAAGAGGAAGGACAGTAGTTCGTACTGTTCCGTCTACCAAGCTGGCAGAAGCCAAGGATGCCAGATCACTGTCTAGTGGAATGCCCATAGAGAACATCTATGCTGAGCACTCCAATAGTCTTAAGGCTCTGGCTAACCAGGCTCGTAAGTCAGCGATCACTACAGGTAGTCTCAGGTATTCACCATCAGCCAAAGAAACGTACGCTTCTGAGGTAGCTTCTCTTAATGCGAAGCTTAACCTTGCTCTCAAGAACAAGCCCCTTGAACGGCAGGCCCAGCTTGTAGCAAATGCCGTGGTATCCGCCAAGCAGAAGAACAACCCCTCTATGGATGCCGCCGATTTCAAGAAGGCTAAGGGTCAAGCACTTACTGCTGCTCGTGATCGTGTTGGTGCTAAGAAACAACAAGTAATGATCACAGATCAGGAGTGGATAGCCATACAGGCAGGCGCTATCAGTACCAATAAGCTTAGTCAGATCCTTGACAATGCTGATGCTGAACGTGTTCGCACTCTGGCTACACCTCGTGCAGCAACAGTAGTGACACCATCTAAGCTAGCTATAGCTAAGGCTAGGCTTGCTTCAGGCTACACCCAGGCAGAGATTGCCGATTCACTGGGCATTCCAGTCAGCACACTCAACTCAGCTCTACATCGTTAAGGAGGACAATGGCTGACGACAGCGAAGAACACATGCTGACAACTGTCGACAACCCTTGGAATCCATTCACGAACTACACAGAGTGGTACGAGTTCGATCATGCCAAGGGCTACGACACACCAGGCTTCCTGGCTAGGATAGCTAACGTTAGTCTTGACTTGTCAGATGCTGATGTCGATGCAGAGATCGAATCAGCGATAGATGAGATTTGTAAACAGAACGTTAGCGGAATATACAGGAAGGCAGCACGTCCTGCTGCTGCTTAAATTCTGAAAGGGGTAGGAGGGGGGTCTTCGAAAATTTGTACCCCCCCCTATGCAT